GTCCAACGGGCTGGTGGTGTTCACGGCGGGGTCGGTGGGCGTGCCCGTGGTGGGCGTGCCCCTGACCACGACCAGTTTCGCGCTCTCAACCGACTGCGAGCCCTTGGTGTAGCGGCATACGATCAGGTCGTTGCGTTTCTGACCCTGACTGCCGTTGGTGACGATCAGGTCCTCGGGCGTGCCCTGGCTGACGTGACGGCCCTGCATGACGAGCTCGCCCGTGCCGATGGTCACCTTGTTCGCCGAAACGACCGTGATTTTGAACTTGTCGTGCACATTAAGCACGTAATCATCCAAGCCGAGGATGCCGGCGTTCAACCCGGCGGCCTGTTCCGCCGTGGCGTGCGCCTTGTTCGCATGTCCGGTTACGAGTTCAACCATTCTGCTTGCCTCCGTTCTTGTACCAGCTATCGAAGCCGTTGTCGATGTCCTTCAACCGGTTGGCGTATTCCTGCCAGCAGTTCGTGCAGAACAGGTAGCCGTGCTCCTTGCCGTCCGCGTCCAGTCGGATCGTGTTGTACCACGTCTTGATATCCGGGTCGGTCAAGTCCTTGTACCATTTGTTTTTGCCGCAACGGTCGCATTGCATGACAATCGCATTGTCGATACGCGCCATAATGGCTCCCTTCCTTATTCGGCCTCGTAATCGACGCTCAGCACGCCGTCGGAGACCTTGACGATTTTCTTCGTGATGCTCGCGTTGACGGTGATGCCGGTGAGATTATCCCTTGCGGTCACGGTGTCGCCCACGTCGAACACCACGTTCGCGTCATCACGGACGGTGACCTTCACGTCACCCTCGGATTGCAGTTCCTGCAACTTCTCACGTGTCTTCTGGTTCAGTTCGGCGGTCTCGGCACTCGAATAGTCGTAGACCTGCGTTATCTCATCCACACCGCGCAGTGATTGCGTCTGGCTCACGTTGCCTTTCGCGTCCGCATACCAGTGGACGACCACGCGGGCCGCCAAATCGCCCTTGCCCAGGCCGATGAGATGGTTCGGTTTGCGCCACGTGCGGGTCGCGTCGAAATCGATGAGGTCGCTGTCAATCGAGTCGCCGTAATGCGCGACAGGCTCAGCCCAGGTGTTGACCCGGCCGGACGCATAGGCAAGCCTGAGTTTCAGTCCGTTGGCCTCGCACATCTTCCTCAAACCCGTATAGCAGTCCGTGTAGCGGTCGAACCGGTAGCTTTTGATGGTCTGCGCGCCGGCAGTGGGCGAGTCCACCGCGTCGAACACGCCGTCAAGGCCGACGCGACTGATGAGCGAGCCGATGACCGTGCTGGCCGTGCCGCTCACGGTGAGATAATCCTTGCCCTTATCAGGCTCCAAAATCTTGTTCGCCAACATGCCGTGCCACGTGCGACCGCCGTAGGTGAGGGTGCTGCGGCCGTCCTTCAGCGAGTCCTTCAGGGAGTCCACGACGCCCCCGCATTCGCCGCCGTCGAAATACACGTAGCTACCGGCATCGATGAGCCGGTCCACGGTCAGTTCGAAATCGTTCTCGTCCGCTCCCCACGCGGCGTCGAGCGTGAAGTCCTCAAGGCTGGCTTGGTCCACGTGGCTCGCATCGGTGACGATCAGTTCCGCCATGGTGGCTCGCTTTCCTCCTGATAGACGGTCAAATCGACGCCGAAGCCGCTCCACTGCACGATGGAATCGCCAGCCGGTATCGGCTGGAAGATGTATTCGCCCCCGTTGAGACCGGTTCCGCGCCGGCCCTTGTCGAACACGTTGGTCTCGTCGCCGTTCTCGGCGGTCATGACGATGGTGCGACGGCCTGCAATCGAGGTGACGGTCACGTAGGAGCCCGAGGGTATGTCCATGTCGAGCGCGTACGTGTTGCCGCCCAACGTGAGTTGCGGGTTCGACACCGGTCCGAATATCACCATCTGGAACGGCATGGCAGTGGGCATGGGATTCGAGGCCACCGCATTCCTCGTGGTCGCCAGATAATCATGCGGATAATCATGCGGATAGTCGAGGTCCAGTCCGGGCGTGAGCGCGTCGCTCCAGAAGTGCTGCGATTCCCCGGCCTTACGCCAGATGCCGTCAAGCATGACCACGGTGAGCTTCTGCTGGATTATCACCGGCGTGATGGTCTGCGGCTCCGCCTTGACCACGTAGGCGCGAGTCGTCCAGCCGTCAGCATCAAACATGCCAGGCGTTCCTGCGGCAACGTCGGCATCGAACAGGCGGCGCGTCGAATCCACCTTCTCGGGGCAGCGGACATAGGTTAGGTCAAGCTCGGCCTCGCGCGCCGTACGACTTACTCCGGTCAGACTCCGGTATCCGATGGTGTACGACCATTCGCGACCGCGCAGCCCATCCGCCGTCTGGGCCCAGGTATCGGGCCCTTCCAGTGGGATCGTCTCACCGGTCGAGGCGCATATATAACTAAGCGATCGCATTGCGTATCACCCTTCCGAGTTCACGACCATCCACCTCGATGCCAAGCTTCTCCATAATCAGCGGCATATCCGCGTGCAGTGCGCGCAGCTCCGATAGGAGTTCGCCGAGCAGTTCGTCGGACGATGGTTCGCCGCTTGTGGAGACGGCGGTTCCAACTGACTTCACGCCGTATCCGGCAGCTACGCCCGGGGTCGTGAACCGTGTGCCCGCGATGTCCGAGGCCATGCCGTTCATGCTGGACATGACTGCGGCTTGGCTGTTGCTGATGCCCTGGGCGAGGCCGAGACCGATGTTCCGGCCTATCTGGTCGCGGAACAAGCGTGACGGCGAGTGGATGCCGAGCATGTTCTTCACTTTGGCGATGGCATCGTTCACGCCGCCGAGAATCGCGGACGCGACTCGGCCTATACTGCCGGTTATGCCGTTGACGAGGCCGCTGACGATCTGGGAGCCTATGGATGCCATACGGCCCGGTATGGATGCAAGCGTGTTGACCAGATTGCTGAGGAACTGCTGGCCCGCCCGCAATGCGCCTGATGCCATGCTGCCCGCGAACGAGCCGACCGCGCTTATCGCACCGGAAAGCCCGGCACTGATGCGTCCGGGCACCTGCGAGATGTAGGAGCCGATGGACGAAAGGAACCGTGAACCGGCGTTGACCGCGTTCGATGCCATTTGTCCGACGAAGCTGGCAGCGGCGCTTATGGCCCCGCTCAGCCACGAGCCGACGTTCGACGGAAGCTGGGAGATGAACGTGCCCACGTTGCTGAGGAACTGGGAGCCAGCGGAAAGCGCGTTGGCACCCATCTGCGCGGCCCAGCTCGCCACCGACGCAACAGTGGAGGTCAGCCAGTTCCAGATATTGCCCGGCAGTTGCATAAAGAACGTGCCGAGGTTCGTGAGGAATTGCTGACCCGCAGAAATCGCCTGAGAGCCGAGCTGTGCGGCCCACAGCACCACGAACGTGATGCCGTAGGCGAGCCAGTAGGCTATCGTCGCCGGAAGATTCGTGAGGAAGTTCGCTATGTTCGAGACGAACTGCTGGCCCGCCTGCAACGCTGACTGGCCGAAGCTCACCGCCCATGTGCCAATCGACGTGATGAGGTTCGACAACGCCGTTCCGATTGCGGAAGGCAGTTGCTGGAACCATTGAATGACTGATTGGATCGCGTTCGGAATCGTCTGGGTGAAGAAGTTGGCGATGTTCTGGCCGAGACCGGTGACGAACGCCACCGCCGACTGCCATGCGGAGGAGAGGAACGCCGTGAACGATGCCCACGCCGCACGGCCCGTCTCCGTCTGGGTGAAGAACCAGATTAGCCCGGCCACGAGAGCACCGATGGCGGTGATGACGAGCATGATCGGGTTCGCGTTCATGACCGCGTTGAACGCGGCTTGGACCCCGGTGGCCGCCTTGGTGGCGACCCTGCCATTGATCATGGTCGATGTGAACGCCTTGACCGCAGCGGCGGCTCCCTGTGCGGCCTGTGCGGCCTTGATCGCGCCAGCGAACACCTTCAATGCGTTCGCGGCCGACGTGATGATGCCCGCGACCTTGAACGCGGCGAAACCCGCGCCGATGCCGACGATGGCGGAACGCACGACGTCACCGTGCGCGCCGACCCAATCCCCGACCGACTGCAAGGCGGAGGCGAGGGATTTGACCAACGGCGCGGCGGCGTTGAACGTGTCGCCCACGAGCTGGCCGATGGAGGCTGCGGCTCCGCCGTTCTGGCCGACAGCAAGGAAACCGGTTACTGCGTCTGCCAATCCCTGCCCGAGCTGCGTGAGTCCCTTCCACAGTTCGCTCAGGGATGCGAGGAACGCCTGCACGCCGCCGCTGTCGGAAAGCGTGCCGATGAAGATGCTCACGTTGCGGGTAAGCGCGATCCACCAGTTGACGAGAGGGGAGATGATGTTGTTCAATCCCGTGAGGAAGTTCTGCAAGCCCCCGCCATTCGTGACGACATCGAGCAGACTCCCGCCGAACGCCTGCGCGTTCGCCGACAGACCTTTCAGATACGTTCCGAGCTGGCCGAAATCGGACTGCCAGATCGACACAAGCGGCTGCGCGGCCTGCGCCGCCTTGCCGAACCAGCCTTTCACGCCGGTGACCATGCCCGCCGCCGCGTCACCGATTTTGCCGAACTGGCTGCTGAAACCGTTGATCGCCCCGGCGATGTTCTCCACTCCTACGGCCTCGATGACCTTCTGCACGGCCTTGGCGACACGGTTCTGCACGTTCTCCATGGCCGTGCCGATGCCCTGCGTCGCGTCCTTCGCCTGCTGGGCGAACGAAGCGTATTTGCCGAAACCGTTCTGGTTCAGTTCCATGACCTTCTTGTTGAAATCATCGAAACTGATTGACCCGTTTTTCATGGCCTCATACAGGTCGTTTGAGTTCTTCCCTGCGCCCAGCATGGCCTCGGCGACCTGATTGAGCTGGCCCGGCATGGCAGCCTGAATTGAACGCCATGCCTGCATGTCCACTTTGCCGGCGCTCAGCATCTGCGTGTACTGGGTGAGCGCGTTCTCCTGCTCCATGGTCGAAGCGCCGCCCGCAAGCATGGCGTTGTTGAACGCGAGGGCGATGTTCGTGGCCTCGTCAAGATTCGATGTCAACGGGGCGAGCTGCTGCACCATGCCGGTCATGGCCGAACTCGTGGTAGGCAGACCGTCCAAGGCGTTCGAAATCTTCTTGATGGATGCGGCTGCGTCCTGCGAACTGTATCCGAGGTTCTTCATGACCTTCGGGAAGTTGTTCATCTGGTCGGAGCGGCTGACCGCGTTGCCGATGCTGCCTGAGATGACGCTCATGGCCTTGGTCGTGACGGCGGCTGCGGCACCGATGATGCCGCCTTTGGCAAGCAGACCGGAAGCGAAGCCCTTGCCGGCCGTTTCGCCTCCCTTGCTTCCCGCGTTACTGGATGCGTCGCCGAACGCTTTTTCAATGGCCCTGCCGACGCCATCCATGGAGGGCACGATGGGCACATATGCGGTGGCGAGATTATAGGCCATTGTTTCGCCTTCCTCTGTTCGGTTGTCCGGTCTGCGGCCGGTTCTCCACACGGTTCACGGTCGTGAACCGTTGGCTCATGAATCGGTCGAGCTGTTCGACGCTCATGCCCACGGCCTTGATGGTGCGCGTGCGACGGATGGTGTTGCCATCGGGTTCGGGGTTCTCTGATCCGGCTTCCATGGCCGGGGCGGTTGCTTCCGGCGTGGCGTGGTGTTGGCCGGGGCGTGGCAGCGGCCGGGGTTGCGGGCCGCGTTTCCTCGGGTCGCCGTTTGCCCAGATCCACTGGTTCATCTGTTCGATGCGCAGCACGGCCAGATACTGGTCGAACGTCCACGCGCGCGGCGTGTCCAACGTCTGCCAGACGAGTGAGCCTGCGGGGAGGTTCGCGGCCAGTGCGGCCGTCTCCAACGGGTCCAGGTCGTGCATGCCGAGCCCGTACTCCCTTCTCATGTCCGCCGCCAACTGGTCGGGGCAGCGGTCGAGCAGGAGCACGAGCGTCATGAGTTTGGGAAAGCCTTACCCATCTCCTCGAACAGCTCGGTCAGGAAGGTGCCCATGGTTTCGCCGTCGATGCGCCCGTCTGCGCCTCGCAATCCGTTCTTGACCTTGTCGTATGAGTCGCCTAACAATCGGCGTAGGAACGGGATGATCTGCAAGGCGTTGCCCTTCGGATCGGCCTGAAGGTCATAGAGCGATTCCATGAACTCCCAATCGTCCAAAACCTTCGGGTCGATACCGATATCGATTCCACGGACGTTGACACGGCGAACCGTATTCTTGGACTGCTTGTGGTCCTGTGGATGGCTGGCAATCTGGTTGGCGTTTGTGTTGCGGTGGCTTCGGTTGCGTGACATTCTGATTCTCCTTGATAAAAAAAGCGGTTCTCTCCTTGACGGTTAAAAAAGAATTCCCCTCGCGGCAAGGAGAGAATGAAGGAATCCGCGAGGGGACGTGTTGGCTAGTCGAGCCGGTAGATGCGCGGGGTCAGGTCGATGTCCACGGTCTTCCCTTCGGCGACGAACACGCTGACGGTGTAGGTGCCTGTTTCGAGCTTGACGGACGGATTGCCCAGTGAGTCGTGACCGCTGATACTGCCGCCGAACTGGGCTCCGTAATTCCAGCCGTTGCTGTTGTCGCACGTGAGCATGTAGGTGCCCGCGTCCAGTCGCACGGATACGTTGATTTGCGCCCACGCGGTCGTCGTGCCCTTCACGTGCACGGTGTGCCCGTCCCTGCTGGTGAACGTGACGCCGTTCATGGTATAGGGCAACAGGGAAGCGAACGAGGGCACGAGGTTCGCTAGATCATAGCCCCCCCCCCTCAAGGCTTGTGACATCGGGTTTCATCCACTCGTGCGCGGTGTTCCCGAGTTCGAGTTGGATTTTCAGGTTGCCCGACACGCTGCCGGCCATGACGCCGCCACGCAAGATGCGCAGCTCGACGCGTGTGGTCCCCTTGGGGATGGTGACCACGGTGTTGTTTTTCCCCTGATAGACGCCGCCGAGGCTGTTCGCGTTGGCGTAGAGGCCGATGATCAGGCTTCCGGGCACATCGCCCGTGTAGGAGATGATGAGAGGCACGCCAACGATGCCTTCGGGCACGTCGAACTTCCAGCGCACGCCCTTGTTCAATGGCACCGATTCGGTGCCGCTGCTGAAATCAAGCGACCCGTCCTGCGCCACGGTGACGGTCAGACCGTTGCCCGACGCGGGACCGTAGGCGAACAGGTTACGGGATTTGACCGTGACCGGCACCTTTTTGCTGATGTTCGGATTGGTTGTCGACTTGATGGCGATTGTGGTGGCTCCGGGTTCCACACCGGTGACGCTTACCCCACCACTAAATACTTCATCAGCCATGGTTCACTCCTTTTCGAGAGATCGATGCGATGGACTTGTCAGCGACAGTCGCGGTCACCGTCTGGTCCGCGCCCTCCGGCAGGACCTTGACGTCGAGGCCCGCGGTCTCGCCGACCCTGAGTGTCAACGACTCGGGCGTGACCTGGATGCCGGTGGGTTTGGCCGGCAGCGGGGCCGGCAGCACGGCCTCGCCCTTCGCACGCGCATACGAGCCATTGACCGTGCAATCCACAACAGTGACCACCTGACCGGTCTTGCCGTTTACCTGACCGTCCAAGGGGAACACGGTCCAACCGAACGCGAGGTCTACCACCGTGGCGCTTTCAACGACCGGTTTCGCGTCCGCGCTGGTTATCTTGTATCGACGCTGAAGTCCGGATGCTGGAGCCTCCGACACATTGACCTGCTGGCCCCCTTCACGGGCCGAGACAGTCACAGTCAGAGGCGTCAGCCTTTTGGGATACCGATATATTCGATGGAGGTGACACCATCGCCCATGTCGTTCGCGGCCACAGTGAGGTCATAGCCGAGCACGTCGCTCGAATGCATCTGGCGGTCGCCGAATTCGGAACGGGTTGCGGAACCGATGACGGTACGGTCCTTCACGTTGCCGGTTGCAACGATCTCGAACACGAGCGAGACCGGTGTATCGTCGGGCATCTGATGCTTGATGACCATGCTCTTGTCCTTGCCGGTCACCGCGTCGTTGCCGTAGCGCATCTGCGCCGCTGCCTTGCGCAGGAACTCGATGAGCACGAACTTGTAGGATTCGGCGTAGCTGGAGATGACCTTCATCACGGTCGTACCGTTCGCGTCCTTGACTTCGGCGGTGTCGGTGTCAGTCGTGTTGGTGATGCCGTCCTCCGACAGGTAGCCGATGAGCTGGAAAGCGGGGTCGAGTGCGCTTTCCGAATCGGTGGGCAATGCGGTGCCGACGGGTGCCGCGTACGCGTAGCCGCCGACCTTGAACTTGCCGAACGACACGTTTGTGGAATCGTTCTTCGTTGTTGTTTCATTAGCCATGATTAGGCCCTTTCTGGAAATGATGCTCATTCGTCGGTCTTGACGGTGAGCTGGATGAGTATCTGGTAGCGTGGCCGTCCGTCCGGCATGGGGAAGTCGGTCAGGCCGGTGATATCCCAATCGGCCACCTCGGGCAGTTCAACGATGCGTTTCAACCGTGGCAGCACGAGACGCTGTGCCACGTCCGAAGCCTCCCAGCGTGAAGCGGCCCACACCTGCACAGCGATCAATGGTCTCGACACGAACCGGCCTTCCGAACCTCCCGTGCGTTCCACGGTGACGAACGGGATACGGTTCGTGGCGCTGGATTCGGCGGGAACCTCGAAGCTCGCGGGATAATCCTTGAGTTCGGGTGCCGCGTTGAGCCAGTCCATGACCAGCTTCTCCGCGTTCATCAGCCGCCTCCCAACGCCTTGGCGAGCGTGTCGCGCACGGCGTTATCGATGCGCGCGGCGAGATTATCCGTATGCACGAGCACCGTCGCGCCCTTCTCGTTCGCCCGCGGGCCCTCCGCCGTGTACGACGGCTGCCCCGCGTGAGTCGGCGCGGCCATGGAGTTGGCGCGGGCCGCGATCTTCTGTGCCTCCGACAAGGCGGCGCGAGCGCCCTCGTTGCGCCTGTACGCCTGGAATGCCGAATAATGCAGTTTCACCCGTTTCATGCACTATCCCTCCGCGTCGGTGACTTCGACCGTGAGATTCCATGCAGTCGGCTTCATGCCGCCGCCCAATGGTCTCGGGTCTCCGATCACCTCGTAGTCATGTGAATTGATGCGCACACTCGCCCCGCGCAGACTCCGGTATGCGTAGCTGCGGGGGAAGAGGCAGGTGAATGCAACGGTCACGCCGTCAGGTCGAATCGAGTCGGTGGCGTTGCTCATCGCGCCTGGTGAGACGAGCACGTTGTCCACCGACTCGATATCGACCTTCGTGACTGGCGAGCCGCCGGGGTCGGTCTCGCCGGTCGGCGTGTAGCGCACCACTTTCACGGTCTCGCCCCTCATGACGCCTCCCCGTTTGACAGGTCGATGCTGTAGAAGCGTTGGCCGGTGAGCCTGAGCGCCTTCTTCTGCCCTTTGGACAGGTAGAATTCGCCGCGAGGGTTCGCGAATGTCATGGACTGGGTGAAATTGCCCGCCGTGAGGCTGAGATTGCTGGCACCGGTGGTGTCGAAACCAGCGCCCTCGGTCTGCATGTCGGATGAGATCGCGTCCTTGGCGAGCTCGCAGGCGATGCGTTCAAGCGTCGCCTGCGATATGTTCCGCCAATCCGGGCATTGTTCGCGGAGGAACTGCGAGGCATCGGCCAGACGCTGATCCACATAATCGGGGTCGTCCGGCATCTGCTTCCAGCGTTTGGCCAATTCCAAATGCGTGGCAAATGGGTTTTCTTCCGTTTCATCGACCATGACGGCCTCCTTAATGTCAGAATGCGATGATGCCGAAGCCGCGTGCTGCGGCCAGCAGCATGTCCGCCTGCGCCCGTTCCGCGTCGGTGAGAGGATGCCACCGGGCTTCCAGACCCTCGTGAGGGGCGAACACGGTATTGTCAGTCATCGGACACCACCGTGGCGATGGACTTGTCAGCGACAGTCGCGGTCACCGTCTGGTCTGCGCCCTCCGGCAGGACACGTACCGTCACATTGGTTGTCTCGCCGGCTCGAACGGTGACGGTTTCAGGACTGGTCTCGATGGATTGGGGTGCCGGCGTCACACTTTTGGGGCTGCGATCACGAAGGCGGGGAAGCGCTTCGTCTTGTCGGGCTGCACGTCGTTGATGGGGTTGGCGATTTGGAAGCCGACGCGGAACACGACTCGCATGGCGACGCAATCCTGCTGGGCGAGGTTCAGAATCACCTTGCCGTTATCGTCCGAGATAACCGACTGGTCAAGCATCTTGTAGGTGATGTCCTGACGGATGCCGACCACGAAGTTCGACCAGTCCGCGCCGAGCAGCACGGCCTTGGTGGAATCCCACGCGCCGTTGTCGACCTCGTTGAGACCGAAGCCGTAGAGGGTGGACGGGGCCCCCGAGGCGAGGGACGGCACGTAGATCGGGCTGCCGTTGGCGTTGCGCAGGCCGATAAGCTCCCAGTTCAGGCCCGGCTTGCCGGCGAAGCCGTTCATGGCGAAGCCCTGTTCGGCGAGCTTCTGACCCATGCTGGCAACGTCATTGGCGAGGTCCTTGCCCTGGGTGAGCGTGTTGCCCGCCGTGATGGCCTGCGGGATGATGCCGTCCGGGAAGCTGGACGGCTTGTCCACGCCGAAAAGGGTCGCCTGGTCCAGCTTGTAGCCGAGCGCGGAAGCCAGACGCGGCATGACCTCCGGCCAGATTGGGATGCCGGAATCCGCGATGACGGCTTCGGGGATGGGCACGATGGCCGCAAGTTCCTCGGCCGTGATGCTCAGGCCCGACCACTTCATCTTCGTGGTCTGTTTCAGGCCGGTATCACCGCCCACCCAGTAGGCGATCGGCTTGGAGTCAAGCACCGGCTGCGTGCGCGTGCGGGTGCTCATGCGAATCTGACGCATACGGGTCAGGGACACACTCGACTTGGGAGCGTCCTGGATAATCTGGGTGGCGTATTCGGTGGGGATGAGTCCGCCGCCGAGGTCGCCGCTGGTGATGATGGAGTTCACGTTGGAAACCATCGTCATACCTTCTTTCTATGAGGTGGATTATTTGCGTTTCTGCTTGAGGAACTGATCGCGAAGCCAATCGCCGGATGTGTCGGATGGCGCGGGAGGCTGGTTGGATTCGGAGGAGGCGTGCACCTTCGGCTTGGTCTTCTCGGCGATGTAGTCGGCGAGCGCCTTGCCGTTGGCTTGCATTTCTTCGAGGGTGGAGCCGTGGAGCAGTGCGATGGGCACGCCGGTTTCCTTGGAGACCTGCGTCTTCCATTCGTTCTGCTGTTTTTCCGCCTCGTAGGCGGCGTTCTTGGCTTCAAGCTCTTTGATGTGCTTGGCTGTCTTTTCGGCTTCGGACAGTTGGGCCTCCTTGAGCTGTTGCAGTTCGTCGGCGGCTGTCTTGTTGTCCTTGGCGCGTTTCTCCCATTCGCGGGAATGGGCGACGGCCTCCTTGTATTTGGCCTCGTAGTCGATTTCTGGCGGCTTCGCTCCGTTCTCGGTCGATGCCGCCTGCTGGTTGCCGTTGGCCTCTTCGGTCATGGTTCCTCCTAGTGGGTTGGGCCCGTTTCGGGCATAAAAAACCACCCGTGCGGGTGGTTGGGGAAAATCTCAGTTCGAGTGCGACGGTCGTGGCACCCCGTAGCCGTCCTTGTAACGGTCGGGGTAAAGCCGGCGCATCAGGTAGACAAGCGTGTTCGGGTCGTTGGGATTGTCGGGATTGCCTTTTGTGGTGGCCTTTATCATCCGATAGGTGTCGTCGTCCAGGCCGCCGTTCTCGATGAGGCTGCGGGCGTGCATGTATTCCGAGTACATGCGGTCAGGGTCATAACCCTCGATGTGAGCTTGGTCCCTGTCCCATTCGGGCACGATCTGGCAGTCGCAGTCGTCGTGGAACAGTCTGAACGAGCCTTTGACGTATTTCGCGGTCTTCTCGCTGCGGTACACCCAGCCGCGCGAGCAGAGCATCGTGCAGAACGCGCACGTCTTCGCGCCTCTCGGCACGCGCGCGTACCGGGGTTCGGACGGGTCGTGCTCGCACAGGCGTGCGATGGTTTCACGCCCCGAATACATGACCCAGCGTTGCATCGCGCCGACCAGAAACGCCTGCATGGTCTGCGGGTCCGTCCACAGGTTGCCGGCCTGCCAGCGTATGGTCTTGTCGATGCCGTCGCCGGGAAACGAGTCGGACAGGTCGTACTCCCACGGGTCGGGCACCGATTCGCCACGGACGCGCATATACCATTCGTAGGCGGCCTGCGCCGCGAGGTCGCCGTATTTGGCGACCAGTTGCGGCACGTAGTCGAGCAGCATGTCACGCTGCCATTCAGGGCTGAGCTGTTGCAGCGTCTCCCACAGTTTCGCCAGATCGCGGCGTGCCAGTTCCACCGCTCTGGCTTGGCTGGCTTGCAGCTGTTCCAGTTGCCGGTTGTCCGTCATCCTTGTTGCCTCCGTTCACGAGGGAGTCAAGCACGCTGCGGGTCTCGGCCTTGCGCTTGTCGACCAACAGGCGTGTGATATCGGAATCCGTGTAGCCGAGCTTCTCCAACACCACGTCGGAGTTGGCGAGCCATGGAATGGCCGTCACCTGCTTCACGATGGCATCGGAGAGCGCGGCCTGCGATGGGCGTTCGGGGTCACGCCAGTTGACCTGCAACCGATTGAGCTCGTCGCTGTCCTCGCTGGTGCCGTTGAGGATGGCGATGTCCCTCGCGGCCTTGCGTAGCTGCACGCCGATGGCGCGGCAGGCGTTCTTCGCCTCGATGACAAGTTCGCTTTCCGCCGCCATGATCGCTTCCGAAGAAGAAGGGCCGGAATCCGTCATCACGCCGAACTGGCTGAGCGGCACGCCGGTCGCGCCGCTCATGCGTGCCGCGAGGGCGCGAAGCATGTCGGTGTGCGGCTGCATGGTCATCTGCGTGAACTGGCCGATGACGGGCGCTTGGCCGTCCTCGTTGAGGCTGATGTTGAGCATCTTCGAGATGGTGGCTTCCCAGCCGGTCAGCTTCCTGCCGTTCTTGTCCTCGGGCGGCTCGTCCGCGCCGATGAGGTAGCGTTGCGGGCTCGAATAGAATTCGGCGCTTACCTCCATGCGCAGCATGGTGCGCACCGCCGTGTCGGTGATGCTCATGACCTCACGGCTGATGCGCGAGCGGCCAAAGGGGCGGTTCAGGTCCTGATGGTAGGGGATCAGGTACACAGGCACATGATCCATGTACGTGTTACATGGAGCGTCCGCATGATAGCGGCCTGATTGCGTGCGGCGTATACGAATCGTGTAGCCGGGCATGTAGAGCATGAGCTCGGAAGGCACGATGGTGTTCGCCTGCGCGTACTGTGAGCGGTCGATATCGGTTATCGACAACGCCGCCGACAGGCCGCGACGGGCGTAATCCCACAGGCCGGTCTCATAGAGCGCGCTACGGAACGACACGGACACCTTCGAGCGCAGACCATCCTCGGGTTCCGCGCTGCGCACGTTCAGGAACGAGCATGAGTGAATGAGCGCGCTGCGGATGGCCTGCGGCAATTCCACGTCGAAGTCGTTGTCTGAAAGAATCGAATCCAAACCCAACGGATCGCGGCTGTCGTCGCCGACTCCGACGAAACCATCGAACACGATGCGGTCGGCCAAAGCGTCCACCGATTTCTGCGGCCAGCCCACGACCTCGCTTATCCCCGCCATGCTGTCCGGCACGGCGATGGACAGATTCTTAAGCTCGTTGCGCCCGTCGTAGTATTTGGTGCGCAAAAGGTTACGTTCGAGCTTCTGGGACCATTGACGTATCATCAAATCCCACGGTTCTCGGCACTCGTCGGGCAGATTATCGACCTGCACGTTTTCAAGACTGGGAATCTGCATCAGAATGCCACCGCCTTCGCTCTTCTTCCCGGATGACGTTTGGAAGTCTTGACGTTCCAATACGCGAGAGCCACCGCTTCCACGGGACTCACGTCGATGTTCTCCATGGACGGCTCGTAGCCGAACCCGTCGCCGATTTTCCTGTGCTTCGCATGACCCACCGCCTCGTCAAGCAGAGGTTGGCCGAAATGGGTAAGCCCATGGTCGTTCACGGCCTGTTCGAGCATCGAACAAGCGTCCGCCACGTCGGAAGGGCGCGGAACCACGATCACTCTTTTCGACACGCCCTTGTCGATGAGGCTGTTGACCAGGGTGGGGGCTCCCACGCGCCCGTCGATGATGATGCCGATGGCGTTGCGCCATCGTTCCGCACCGTTCTTCTCGGCGGTCAGCCAGTCGGCCAGCCAGCCGGTGCCGCCGCGCATGCTGCGCGAGGCGATGACCTCCACGTGCGGCAATTCACTCGACTTGCGGGGCGGGCGCACGCACGCCACGAGGGTGACGTTCGCGCCGTCCGCGCTGAACTTGACCGCATACGAGTTGTAGCCATCCATGCAGGGCTTGTCGGTCTTGCACTTGGCCCACTCGTCAACATCGATATCGGACAGCGCGCCGGCCTGATCGTTCCACCAGCCGAGACGTTCGCGGGCGAAACCGTCCGGCGTCATCTTCTCCGACTCGGAAACGACCACGCTTTTCAACAGGCGGGTGCCGAGCGATGGATTGTACCGGTACCAGCGTTGCTGGTCGTGCACGTCGCCGATCTCGGTCGCCGCCCATTCGAACCAGCACAGGTTCTTCGGCGGCTTGTCGCGATGCGCGTTGCGGCGCATGCGCGCGAACACCGTGCCCGGCGAAGTCGGCGGGGTCGGCGTGCCCGTGTAGATGGTCAACGGATTGCCCGAGGGTGCCGACGAGATGGCGGGCTGTATGGCCTCCATCTGCTCGTCGGTCAGCTCCTGCGCCTCGTCGCACACCAGCACGTCCACCGTGAAGCCACGGCCCGAACTCTTCGAACGGGCGATGAACTCAATGCTGCCACCGTTCTTCAACACGATGGCCTCCTGACCGTTCGTGGCCCGGATATAGGTGACCAACTCCGCCAGTTCGGGGAACTTGCGCGCGTTCTCGAAATAGTATTTCATACGCAGGAAATGCTTGCGGCAGGTCTTCACCTCATGCGCCGTATGCAGAATCTTCATGCCGAGGATCGCGGCAAGGTACAATTCCGTGAACTCGAGAATCGCGTTCTTGCCGTTCTGACGCGGCACCGCGCACCCGCAATCCGACGCCGCCCATTGCAGCTTCGAATCCGTGGCGAGCCAACCCTCAAGCACGATGCGCTGCCACTTGTCCGGCTTCATATCGTAGCCGGCGGCGAGCGCGCACGCCTCTCCTCCCTCGGACTGCACGTGCTTGGGAACCAGAGCGAAGCTAGGTTCCTGTACGCCTCTTCGTCTTGCCACCCTCGATCACCCTCAGCTTCCGTCGTTCGGCTATCTCATCGAGCGGCGTATGCCGCTCCTGCTTCTGGACTTCCGCCGGCATGATCTGGCTGCGCGCGGCGGGCGTGATCCCGTAATCCTGCAACAGCTTGTTCAGTATGGGCACGCTGGCGAAATTGCCGGAACCCCAGATATCCGCGTGGATCAGTGCGGCGTTCATGAGGTTGTCCCAGTCGGCCTCCGTCCACGAGTCCGCTCCGGGGGTGGAAGCCAAATGCTCCCACCATCGCACGGTCGCCTCCGGCCACTCGATGCCGTCAGGCAACTGTGGCTGCGTTATCGTGGTCTTGGCCAACTGGATCACCTCGAATCAATGTCTAGGAGCCGCTGGAGCGACTCGCGCGAGCGGAACCGGCGGCACGAGAGAAATCAAACTCGCCCTGCACGTATCTCGGACGCATGACAATCACCTCCATCGGGAAATCAGGAGCCGGAGGAACGCGAGCCGCCGCGAGAAAAAGCGCTGCGGATACGACCGGCAACGTTACGCACCGCATTGCCGGCGCGCTGGAACAGGTTACGCACGATCCACCTCCTTTCCAGTAACGATGTGGACAAGAAAAATCGGGATCTACCGTTTCCAGCCTGCACTGCGGTATCTGTTCCATTCGTCGTTGAACCGCTTGTCGAACGCCCGGTCTCGGCGTGCCTGGGCGTTCTTCCATGACTGAGAAACGCCGGCTTCAAGATCGCTGACTCCCTGTTCCTTGCGTTTCTTCATCAACGCGCGCATCTTGAGGGTATCCTGCCATAGCTTCGATATACGTTCGTCGGATAAGCCCTGTTTGCGGTATTGGGATATTCGCTCTTTCGAGAAGCCGACGCCGGAAAGCGTTGAGCCCTTCGAGCGTGAGCGGGATGAGTTGCCGCCGCTCCCGCTGCTGGACGAGCGGGAAGCCGAAGAAGAGCCGCGTCGCATGAGAACCTCCCAATGAAAAAGCCGCCACATAGGGACGGCTTGAACGAAAAAAATATTGTTTACCGGTTCACGATCCGCTCGATCGCGACGCGGAACGGGACGCACTCACACGCAGGGCGGATACACCGCCACCGGATGAACCGGAAGAGCGACGTCCATACCCCGTATAGCGGATATCGTTGGTGCTCGCGTAACGGACTCGCCTCATAACTCGCCTCCCAGCTTCCGAGCGACGGCCATGCCGTCCAGATACTTGTCGCCGAGCTTGCGAAGACCGTACTCGGCGAGGAAAGAGTCTTTATCGTCGCGCAAGGGGAATGCGATGGCGAACCAGTGTTCGGAATCGGTCGGCTCGACAAGCTTTTCCGGGCTGCGAGCCGAAACCAGCGCCTTGTGCAGAGCGGAGAGCTCGGCGAGGCAATCCTTTTCCAGATCATCGGAGTACTTGACATCGGCGAGCGGGTCGGGCGTCTTCTCCGCGAAACCGAGACCGCCGACGAACCCCACACCGGCACCGAACGCCACGGCGGACGACTTGGCCGGCTTGTACGGGGCGAGTAGCTTCTCGACATCACGGTACGCATAGATTCGGTGTTCATCGCCGAAACCATACCGTTCACACCACCGCGCCATCTCAACGGGGGAGGGGAAACACAGGCACAGCCAGAACTCGGTGTCGGTCGCATCCACGAAACGCTTGCGCTCCGCACGGGCGCGCTCCCGGTACTCCTTCGCGTTCTCGTCCAGATTCTCCGGCACCGGCTTCACAGCCTTCTTGCCCTTGGGCTTCTTGGAAAAAGAGAACTTGAAATCACCTGACATGATCCACCTCCAACAAAGGGAACCATTCAAGCAGCGTCGCGTAATCGTCCGGAGCCTTGTCCTTGAGCACCTTGGTGAACCTCTTATCGATGCCATCGAACGAACGCCCGAACCACGCATAATCACACGGCAGCTCGATATGATGCCCGCGAATGCAGTCCAATACCTCGCCCTTGAGCCAATCCCCGATAGGACTGACCTTCTTGAGGTTGCGCCGCCAGTACCCGTACTGGACGAACGCGCCGCGACGCTGAATCGAATCGGCCGCACGCACACCATCAGCACACCACGTGCTCTTATCCAAGCCGATGTCGGCGCGAATGGAATCCCACATCTGCTCATACGACGGCTCCGGCAAACGCGCCGCCTCGATAAACCTCAACCGTTCGGGAGCCTGAAACACCGCATTGTTCAGCCACCGGTACAGCGACGGGTGTGGATAGCGCTTGATCCTGGTCTGGAATTTCTGCTCGAAATAATCAAGTTCCTCGTCCACGAACCTCAAACCGGGCACATAGTAGAGGTACGCGGGAACGACCTCGATACCCATGTCCCGCATCGCCAGCCACGCGGCGATAGAATCCTTGCCGCACGAAAACGCCAACAGCACGGGCTTGCCTTCGGCGGCGAGCTTCTCACGCACCGCGAGACTCGTGCCCTGATTGCGAATAACCGTGGTCACTTCGGCCACCTCCTCCCCGTCATGCGGATGAACCGCGAATGCGAATAAAACTCGACGCCATCACGCCGGAAACTCGGCTCCGACGAACGGACGAACACATGCAAACCATGTCCACTGGTCGAAACCTCCGCATAGATCGCTTCGGACAACAGTTCCACCGCCTGCGCGGGCGGGTCAGCGGGGTCCACATGGTCGAAATCCCAGCACGCTAGCCCATCGCCGAGCATGATACCGTAGCCGTCACCGGCTTTGGAACGCATGACCTCCGAATATGATGCCCAGGTATCGGGATCAGTCGAACTGGCTGGTGACCCATCGCACATAATCGGGCGCTTGCCATCGGCGCGCACCCAACGGCGCAATGCCTTGAGTTCCTGCGGTATCTGATGTTTGCGGCTCCACGCCTTGCGGCATCTGTCCGAGCAAAACAGTCTCGGACGCCTAGGGTTCGGTGTGGATTGAAAGAAATGGCCGCAATTCCTACATTGGTTGACCATAGCTATAACTATAGCATATATTCCAATGGGTTGCAACCATAATTTCGTGACATATCAAAACTGCGGAGAATCAAACGTAACAGCCTCGAAAACAAGCGAGGCAAAAGTGTCAAACCAGCTCCGAAACGGCTCGCACGGGCGCTCGCAGGCACCCCAACGGCCAAACGTACGATACTCCACGCGGATTGCGGGGGGACGGCGGCGCTAGGACCTGTGGGGAGCCTTGCATGGGAGGGGGAGGGTATGGCCCCCGGTTACCATTGGCGGCTGATTGGGATGGTGTTTTGTGGTTGTTTTTTTGTGTTTTGGTGGCCTGTGGTGTTGGCGATTATTTTGTTGCTTTTTCTTTGGTTGCAGATTCTGTGTGTGAGTTGTGTGTTGTCATAGCTGGTTGGTGATCCGCCTCGGCTGTATGGGATGATCTCATCGAGTTCGCAGCTGAGTGGGTGTGGTGTTTTGAGTGTGAGGTCTATGGGTTTGCCGCACAGCGGGCAGATCGGTATTGGTCCTTCGGCTGCGATGTGTCTGGCCTTGCATTTGCGGCGGGCTGCTCCATTTTGGTATCGGCCTGAGCCTGCCTTGTTGCTCATGTTCCCATCCTGTGTGTTTGGTGGCTTGGGCGAGATTCGAATTCGCGATCCAGTGGCAGTGTTTACTGGATGTCACGCTATCCCAGCGTGACCGGTTAGTCCTCTACCGTACGCAAGCCGTGGCGGGCTGACTGGCACCGGCGCTTTGGACGCTGCCGGCGGAGTACTCTCAGCCCATGAGATACGGAGGATATGAGTAAAGCCCCTGAGATGTATGTCCCAGAGGCTTTCACACTTATCCTGATACGGAGTATACCACGGGGTGGATTCACCCTACTCCTGTCTGTGTTTTGTTTTTTCAGGCGGCTTGGATGGTGAGGCGTCCGCCGAGGGCGTGGATTACCTTGGCGATGGTCTGGAAGCTGGGGTTTCCGTCCTTGCTGAGGCTTTTGTAGAGGCTTTCGCGCCCCACGCCCGCGTCCTTGGCGATCTGGGTCATGCCTCGAGCCTTGGCGACGTTGCCGAGTGCGGCCTGCATGAGTGCGGGGTCGTCGTATTCGGCTATGGCGTTGAGGTAGGCGATGATGTCCTGTTCGTTTTCGAGGTATTCGCTGGTGTCGTAGTCGGTGATTTCGGTGCTCATTGCTGCTCCTTGTAGTCGTCGAGTATGGCGTGGGCTTGTTTGATGTCGGTCTGCTGGGTGCTTTTGTCGCCGCCTGCGAGCAGCAGCATGAGCACGTTGCCGCGCGTGGTGAAGTAGACGCGGTATCCGGCTCCGATGTGGAACCGCATCTCGCTGACCGGGCCTCCCACGGGTTTGATGTCGCCGAACGGCCTGCCGGCGAGCTTGCAGGCGTCGAGCCGGGCTTGGATGGCGGCTTTCGCCTCGCGGTTCCTGAGTTTCTTGAACCACTTGCGGTATTCGGCGGTTTGCTTGATTTCCATGCCCTTATTGTATCTCACAGGCTACACTATGTCAAGCCGGGCGGCCGCTGGAACCCATCGCCAACGCCAGAATCTCCCGTATGTTGAACTCCCAGTAGCCGTCATCGACCGGCTTGCTGCTGGGCAGCTTGCCGCGGTTGAGCCAGTTGCTGATCTGCTTGCGGCTGACCTCGTATCCGTAGTTGTCCTTGAGCCACTGGCTCATGCCCGCAGGGGTCTTGGTCAGGTGGATTGCCTCGGCCTTGTCGCGGCTCTGCTCGCGCAGCTCGACCACGTTGATGGGGTTGCCGCATTTGCATAGCAGCAGCGATTCGCCCTTCGCGGCCATGACCTCGCGTCCGCATTCGGGGCAGACGCCGATTATCCGGCGCGTGCGCGGCCTGCGGTCGATGAGCGGTTCGATGCGCTCGCAGGTGTGGATGAGCCATGTCAGCCAATGTCCCGAGCGACTGGCGCGGCATAGGTCGGGCAGTCGTCGTGGCGAGTCCCTGAGCAGGGTCTGCCATCTCGGACGGCTTTCCACGCCGGTTTCGTTCCACATGTCCTGCAAGCCGTCCTCGGTCTGGTCGAGCATGTCCTGCGCGTGGAGGTTGATGGGCGCGGGCGCTTCCCCTCCTTGCGCCACGCCTCCAGCTCCGGGCTCGCCCAGCTTGTAGGCGTGACGGGACACCTGTTGCAGGAGCATCATGTCATGGCGGAGCCGGTGGAGTGTTTTCGCGTACTGGCGGCGGCAGTTCCGGCAGAGCGTCCACGGTGCCTCTACCTGCTGGTTGCCGCAGTATTGGCATGGTTCGGTGGTGATGAACATTATGTTGAAACCCTCCACGTTCCGGCTATCATGGTGCTTGGTGAGCGTGCCCTCCATCTTTTCGGTGGAGGGTTTCGTTTTTTTACGCTGAATTCAGTGTTTTTGCGCTGAATTCAAATCAATGGTTCGATGAATTCGGGCGTGAAATCATCCTTGTGGGGTGCGGCGTTTCAGGATGGGCGATGATGTACAGCACCTCATCCAATGGCACGCCGAGCAGTTTCGCCGTGTATTCGGGCGTGGCCGCTTTGCTTCGATGCCATTTGAGTATTTCCTCGCGTTTGAGACTGCTTACGCTCATGATTCCTCCTTGAGCGTGGCGACATATGCGATGGCCTTGCGTTCACGCTTCGCATACTTCTCGCATTTGCGCTTGAGACGTTTGAGGCTCATGGCGTACAGGTAGTCTCTGAAGTTGCCGTCTTCGCAGATTTTGGCTTGATAACGGCCGCAGGTGCCTTCCGCGCCGATATGCGCAACCAAATGGTCTGTAAGCTGAATCTCGTTCATGCGTTTTCCCCTTTCTCGAACGTCTTGATCATTTCCATCAACGCGGCCTGATACGACTCATGCCATTTGGTGCGGTAATGCATTCGGTCAACGCATTTGAACCGATAGCGTTTCTCCTCGGAGCCTTTCACGGTTCCTGTAGCGGCCTTTAGGTGTCTGCCACATTGGGGGCAGTAGAAGCTTTCGCCGTTGAGAATGAAATCGGAGTCCCGCACGTCGCCTTTGCCGACTATCCGGTAGAGGTCATCAAGCCAACTCATCGTCCACCTCCATTTGTTTGTCTAACCATTTGTTGAGCAGGACGCGGGCCGCAACACGTCGGGCTTTGGCACGTCGGGATTGGTATCCGTTCCGACGTCGGACGCATTCGGCGCAGGCCCGCCGCGTCTCATCGAAGAACACGTTGCGCCGCGGGTCCCAGCGCTTGATGTCCACCGATGAGCTATCGCCGTGCAACGGTTTACGACACAAGTAGCAGTCACTCATCGTCCGCCTCCCAGAATCTTGTAGAGCAACGTGAAGCATTTATCACCGTTGCAGACGCGGTTCCATAAGGCGATGCTGCGCTGCAACTGACGTGGGGCTGGCTTCCGCGAGCAACCTCCATCGAAGCTGAGCCCGCAGGCAGTGCAGCGGAATATCACGATGAAGAACGTGTATTCAGACCAGCTCTGCACGCCGTCCCGCTCCCATTTCGCCTTGACCTTGCCCCCGCACTTGGGACACGGGCTAATCCTGTGAAAACGCATATCAGTCCATCCTTTCGTCCAACCATTCGATGTCCTCCCAGATCGAGGGCATGACCTGATCGAGAGCGCCCCTACTGTTCAATGCCCATACAGCGCCGTAGTTGGTGCGCTCACGTGCCGCCGTGACATAGCCCTTGTCCGGGTAGACGTGGGATTCCGCAATCCAGTGGAACGGGAGCATCCCCTTACGTAAAATCAAAGTGAAACGACTGTGCTCAACCTTGATGAAGCTCCTCATGTCGCTCATTCCTCCGTTGCCTCCATCGGGTAATTGATGTCCTCAAGCGAGTACGCGGGATAGGTCCGCTTCACGCGTCCGAACGGTTTCTGCGTCTCCGGGCCTCTGAACGGTGGCTCATATTCCCACCATTCGCTGCCGTCGTATTCTTCGCGGCGCAGGAACCCGCCATCAGTGAACGCCACGACCAGATCGGCGGCTATCTCCTGACTGCCGTATCCGTCGTCGTAATCGATGTCGAGCACCTTTTCGGCCTGACTCCACGGAATTCCCAGCTTCTCGTCGCGGGAGCCTACGAATCGAACGTCATCGGTCGAATGCTCGCTTTGTGAGATCGCACCCTTGGTTTCATCTAAAAGATTCATTCTTCCGTTGCCTTTCCTTGCATTGCCTTGACTGCGAGTCGCATGGCGTCGTAGTATTCGGCCCTCAACGCGCAGTCAGAATCCCATTGGGGGTAAGAGTCGGGTTTCAACGCCTCGTAGAACGCTTTCGCTCCGGCTACGATTTCCTCGTTCGTGGGCCGGCGCGTGGCTCCGGCGATAAAACCGGCCTCGTATTCCTTGCCCTTGGTCGTGCCACGTATTTCCTCGGGGGATAGACGGACAACTCGTTGGAGGACAGCCCACTTCGCCTCACTGCTGATGATGCTCACAGTCGACCTCGTTCCTGATTGCGAACAAGGCAATCATCCATAGACTGAGCAAGTTCCTCGTCGGTGATGTCGAACGCGGTGATCAGGTTGCCGACCGTCTGCAACACGTCGGCGAGCTCGCCGAGCATGGCTTGGCGGCGCTGGTCGCGCACGTAACCTATCCATCCGGCTTTCGCCCTGTCCCGGTCATCGCCGAGCTCGCCGCCCACGTTCACCCCGAAGCAGGCGAGGCAGTTCGCATGATCATCGAACTCCCGGCCAATGCCGCTCGGGTCTGTCGGGTCACTGGCTTTCAGGTATTGTTTCCCGGCCTCCACCATCTCCGCCGCCTCTTCGAGCGTCTTCACCAACAGCCACTTGTCGGGCGTGAGACGGCCGAAAGAGTGAACCGAAGGCAATTTCACAATACGGTTCATGCTTCCACCACCTTGTATCCGCATTCGGCCAGAGACTGCTCGTTAACAATCAGCTCACCGCCTGTGTCGTATAGGTCGTCCGCGACGAACAGTCCTGATCCCGGTAGCACGTCTACACCCAGATACACGCCAGATCGGGAGACGGCAAAGCAAGACACCTTGGCTTTGATGGTTAATACAGCATTCTGGTTGTTTCGGTATATCTGACCCACCTTGATGCTCATGCTTCCACCGCCTTAGCCAATCGGAACGGTGCAGCATTTAGAACCTGAACGCTATCCGTTGAGAACTGCGGGCGCGTGATACTCCAATTACCGGCATCAATACACGTGAGTGGAAAGGCATTCTCGCCCATCACCCATGTGTTATCGTCCTTGTCCAACCACAGTCCAGGCTTGTCAGGAAGCCGGGGCTTCGGACGGAGTCCGTAGGTGAAGGCGTTGAAGCCAAGGGCGATACATTCCGGCCCGACAGCGCCGTATACCCGACCCCAGAATCGGTTACGGCCTTTTTCCACATCTGTGACCTTGTAGCGGTTGCCGTCGAGCATAACGGCAATATCTTTCTCTTGGAGGTCATCAGCCTCCTCGATACGCTCGTAGTTGGGGTCATCCAACAATTCGACGGTATCGACGTAACTGGGAATGATGGGCTGCGTATCAGATGATTCAGCCGAGAACACGTGTAAATATGTTCGATGCGCGTCGAGTTGCATCGAAAGGCTACATATACCGTCCGTGTCTCTGGAACGCCGCACGAGCTTCCCTATGAATACGTCTCCGTTCTCCATTGTCACCTTGACTCGCTTATCGAGATTCTGAATCTCCATAAGGGTCTTGCCTTCCCAGAATGGTTTCTCACTGCTCATTGTTTTTCTCCTTCTTTTCGTTCGCTTCGATTGCGTCCAGCAGATCGCACTCGGCGAACATGAGATGCGCCTGAGCGCGGGTCATTGATTTCAACGTCTTCGAGTCGGCGCCGGCCATCCAGCCGAGCGAACTTACCTTCGTCTCGAGCAGGTGGGTTTGCGTCGCGAGATCACGCAATCGACCATCAAGCAGCATGGTCATCGGTTTCCTCCTTGTTGAGTCGTGTTTCGATTTCGATGCACAAGTCGAGCGCCGCCGTGAAACCGGCCTGATAGGCGTATAGCGCGGTCTCCGGCCGGCTCATGCCGCCAATCTCCGTGGCCTCCAACAGCCACGCCATCGCACGCTCCTGCGGGGTCGGGAACTTTTCGGCCATCACGCGCCCCTCAGAATCGAGCCGAGTGAGGCAGCACCCAGCTTCTGGGCACCTGCGAACCGTCTGGCCGTGGAACGTGACTTCGGCTGCGCGGCGGGCAGTTCGAGTGGGTTGCGCATGGTCAACGCCTGCTGCTGCGCCTGCTCCGGGCCGTTGCCGAGCATCCGCTGGCGGCGGTACATCCACGCCTCGTCCGCGGATAGGCCCCGCGCCTCGCATTCGCGCGCTATCTGCGCCTCCGAGGGCTTCGACTCGTTGCGCATCCTGCGGACCATCGCGTTCACATCGCCGGAACCGCACCAGCGACCCGTGCTGTTGTCCGCGTATAAGCGCTTCACCGCCTCCAATGCCTCGCCCAGCGTCATGTCCGCGCGAAGCTCCTCGTGGAACGTGCGCGCCTCCAAGTCGGTGATGGCCGCGTTGCCGTGGTGGACGCGAATCTTCGCCAGCACGAGCGTGCTTTCCTTGAGCGTCAGCATGTCAGGACTCCTTCCCGTGATTGGTTTTCGGTGGCTTCCTCGGCCGCGTAGTGGGCTATCAGTGCCGCGTTCGCGTCCTGGTTGGCCTGCGAACGGTTCCACGCCGATGGCGAGGGGCGTGCGGTCGGCTCGGGTTTGGCCGGCAGCGGGTCGTCGTCCCAGTGTTCGCCGTCCAGCCAGTTCGCCGGGGTGAGCGTGTAGCCGGGTTCCCGGTTCGGGTCGGCGGCGTACCTCGACGCCTTGGCGATCAGGAACGTGTTGTTGGTTTTCCTCCGCGCCTTCCGCCAAGCCGCGTACGCCTTGCGTTTGCCGGTCTTGCGTGGATAGGTCTGCCAGAACTGTTCGAACTCGATGGGATAATCCTCGTCGGCGCTCTCTGCGGCCCCCTCGGCTTGCGAGGGGGTTTGGGGGAGAGAGAATTCTTCGTTAGAAGAATTCTTTTGGTTATTGGTTATTGGTTCTTGGTTCTTGGTTAAAGAGTCCCAGCGTGACTCGGGTGTGACATTCGAATTGTCACGGCGTGACATGCTTGTGACATTCGAATTGTCACGGCGTGACTCGGGTGTGACATCGGCTTCGGAACGCTGCTTGCGCTTGCGGTTGCGAGCACCCTCCGCCCTCGTCTCCACCTGTTCGCGGCTGGACTGATGGGAAAGATAATCGTGGATGCGGTAGGAGCCGTCGTCCGAACGTTCGAACATGCCGACCTTGATCAGCGCTTCGATGTCCTCTTCGGTCGCGTTGAGCTGGTAGATCACGTCGTCCTCGCTCATCACGCCGTCGTTGAGCACGTCGGAACAGAAGGAAATGGCCATGCAGTACACTCCAAGTGCGCTCGGACGCATACGCTGTAGCTTCAGCACTTTCGTGTTCGAATGGAAGCCGTTACTCAGCTTCCCGTAGCCCTGTCTGGCCATCAGTCCGCCTCCTTTCTCTTGTCTCTTTGGTATTCGGCTATCAATGCCAGCAGTTCGGGGCTGGCGGCGATTATCTCGCTGGGCTTCAGCCCCTCGCCATTGGTCTTGGGTTTGCGGTGGTAGCCGCCACGCGAACCGGTGCGACGGCTGCCACCGATGTAGGTATGAGGGTTAATCCTGGCCATCGTCCGGCCCCAACGCCAAGCCGTCGTTCAGCAGGAGCGCGAACAATTCGAGCGGCATCCACACGAGCATCGGATTGGAGGGCACCGGCCTCGATTCGCCGCGCAGCCGGTTCGCGAGCTCGCGGCGAATCCGGTAGTCCGGTCCTAACACGTGCCCCATGTGAGTGGCGAGGAACCGTTCGAGCGTTCCGATGTCGAACACGGCCATCTGCCGGGCCATGCCCTTGAGGCTTTTCACGCCCACGCCCTTGCGATGCTGGATGAGCACCCCGTAGGGAGTGTCCATGTTCGCCATCTCCACTTTGAGCTCACGCCAGTGCTTGCGATAGTTCGGCATCTTCGTGTCCTTGCATTCCACGCACACCGGCTCGCCATGGAACATGACGCCGATCAGATCGCCCTGGTCGGCGTTGCCATGCAACGGCATACGGTCGATGCGCGTGTCCTGCAACGCCCACGCGAGGTAACGCACGGTCCACGTCTCGAGGCTTGTGCCTTTGCTTTTCGATGGGTTCGCCATCATCTCTCCAATCCGTAATCCGCGTACATCTCGTCTGCTTCCAAAGCGCATTCCGGGCATGGAATCGGTCTTGCCGGGTACAGCGGGCACCCGTGCCTCTCGCAGACCGGTTCCACGTCCGTCGGCGTCTCATCGTGATACAGGTGCAACATGGTCAGAACTCCGGGTCGCTTCCGCCGTTGGCCCACGGGTCGGAGGCCGGTGGCTGCGACTGCTGGTATCCGCCCTGCGTCTGCTGCGTGTAGCCGCCCTGCGCGCCGTAACCCTGAGACTGTCCGCCGCCCTTCTGCCGAACGTTGGTAATGGCGACGGCGCTGGCGTTGACGTTGCAGCTCGCGGCCAATTCACCCTACTTGGTCTGGTAGCCGTTGAACCCGTTGACCTCGCCAACGATGGTCACGTCCACGAACTGGTCTTGATTCTGACGAAGTTGGTTGATCTGGTCGAACACTGGGTTGAGGTTCGCGTAGCCAGCAGGCCACACCGAATAGTTCTGTTCCGGCTGGCTGACCCAGTTGCCGTTCCGGTCACGGTAGCCCGGCGACACAGAGACGCGCAGGAACCGTTTACCGTTCTTCGTCTCCTGCACGCCCCACGCCGTGCCCTGGATGATGATGCTCGTCCTGCCCGCCATGGTCACTCGCCTTCCTTCACGCTGGCCTTCAACTGGCCCAGCACCTTGTCAAGCTCCGCTTCGGTCAGCTCGTCGCTTGCCTTCACCTCACGGTTCAGAATCTTCGTGATGGTCTCGCACGCCTCCGCGTCCGAAGCCACGCCCAACGCCTGGAAGCGGCGAATCATCTCCGCACGCTTCACATCCACCGGGGAAGGCTCCGCCTCGGGCTGGGTTTCCTGTTGCGGCTGTTCGGACTCGTCCACGCTCACGTCAACCGGCGAATCATCCACCGTCTCGTCGGGCAGGGGGCGGAACAGTTCGGAATAGTCGGGCGTGGTCTCGTCGGAGACGGCCGCGGACTGGGCTTCGACGCTCACCGGGAGCCATTTGAAGCTGCGGCGCACCACCGTCTTCAACGCCATGGCCTCATAGTCGGTGCGCCATGGGCCCTTGTTGCCTGCGGGGCTGCGGCGTTTGACGGCCTCGACTTCTTCCTTGGTCATGTGCACGAACACGCTTCCTGCAGGCAGCAGCTGGGCGTTCACATACACGTCGGTCAGCGTGGCCTCGGTGTGCGGCACGCCACGGGTGGCGCGGAACTTGAAGTGCTGGCCGGTCTCATCCTCCCAGTAATCGAATTCGTCGCCCTGGTACACGGCCTGCGCGTGAATGCTCTTCAACTGGCCGGAACGACGGGCCAACGCGATCATGCCGCGATAGCCGAGCACGAACATGGCCTCCTTCTGGCCGGTGCGCATGTTCTTGTTACCGAATGGCAGGATGTAGGCCATGCCGAGCCCGTTCACGTTCGACGGTTCCAGACCGAGGCTCGTGCAGCGCATGAAGCATGACAACACCGATTCGACCGAGCAGCTGGCCAGCTGGGGTTCGCGGTTGATGGTGCTCACGTACATCTGGTAGAGGCGCTTCTCGCTCATCTCCTGCGGCATGACCGCCGCGATGCGAGGCCAGCTCTTCTCGAGCAGCTGCTTCATCTGGCGCTGCGGGTTCATGGCCTGCATCTGCACGTTCTGCGCCTGTGTCGCTAACTGTCCCATAATCGGTTCTCCTTTACTTGGTTTTCTTCGGTTTGATTTCGCTGAATCGGAAGGTGCGGCCCTCCCATGGTTCGACCACGCGCGTGTAGCCCTTGCGTGAGGAATGCTTGTAGGTGGCCTGCAGGTTGCCGCAGCGCACCCCCTCGTGGTCTCCGATGTAGGTGAGGATGCAGTCCTGCAGCTCCTCCTTGCGTGTCTTCAGTGCGTTGAGGTCGGCGGCCGCCTGCCTGTAGTCGGCCATGAGCCTGCGCAGATCGGTGCTGTCGCTCATGTCCTCGATGCCCTCCGAAGGCTCCGGGTAGGCTTTCGCCACGTCCGCGCCGGTGAGGGCGGGCATCTCGTCACGGGTGACGAAACCCCAGAAGTCCTCTGCCGCATGGATTACGGCGCTCACATCGTCCTCGTCGCGTTCGAAACGCACCTCCACCGGCTCCGCCTCGCCGATGTCCGCGTAGAAATACCCCCAGCGGAAGCCGGTGACGGCCATGTAATGCGTGACCTGCGCCATGTAGTACTGCGGGGCCACGATCTCGCCCGTCTCGTCGTGCCAGTCGGTGCGCCCACGGTTCGCGTTCGCGGTCTTGATCTCCAGCACCCCGAACGAATCCGATTCGGAGTCGTAGAGGAAACCGTCCAGCGAGGCGTGCATCAACGGATGCTCCTTGGACACGAGGCTGATGTCGGTGCCGTCGATGACCTGGTACTCCGGGTGCAGTTGGCGGAACCGGCGGCGCAGTTCGACCTCCAAGGCGTTGCCCTTGACGATCGCCCACTTGCCGCTGATATCCTCCGGCTGCTGACGGTTCGTCTTCTCCAACCACAGGTCGTAGGGGGTCGAGTACGGGTTGAGGCCGAGAATCGTGCTCATGTCCGAACCGCCCACACCCAACGCGCGGAACGCATGCCACGCACTCTCACGCTCCTTCTTCGTGTGCTGGCGGAAACGATGCACGAAGAACAGGCCGGTCGCCTGCGCTGCCATGTCAACGGTCACTCGCTTCATTCCTGCTCCTTAGCCTCGACTTGCTGACGTATTCCACTCGCGCGCTCACCCTGCGCCGTTGCCTGTCGATGACGACCATGCCCGGCAACGGCATCACGTACAGGTACGGGTTGCCGGTCTGACTGTTCCGGTCGCTGATCAGACCCATAAACTCCACGATCAGTTCGCCCGGCGTCATGCTCATGCCCTCGTCCGTGATCGGGCTCCACAGTTCCACCGTGTCCGTCATCCATATCCTCTCGTAGTCCGACGAGCCGCAGCCCGGCCTCGTGGATGCTCAGGCCGATGAGGCTCGCCAACGACTGGCGTGTGGGGTGGGCGGTCAGGATGTCCAGGTTGGGCAGCAGCCGGGCCGCGACCGCCAGCCACATGTCGTTGTCATCGGCGCTCATGCGGCCTCCGTCCTGTATTGCAGCTTGTTCTCGGTCGCCCAGCGGGTCAGTTCGTCGATGGGGTAGACCACCTGGCGTGTGTCCCTTTTCCTGCCTTCGCGTTTCACCCCGCGTTTGCGGAATCGCGGGCCTCCTCCCGTGTAGCGCAGGTTCTCAAGCGTGTGCTTGGCGACCGTGTGGTTGAGGAATTCGACGGCCTGTTTCGTGGTGAGCTCCCGAATCGATTCATCCATCGGAGTATCCTTTCTGTTGAGAGTTTTTCTTCTCGCCCCCGTGCCAGCGGGGGCTTTCTTTTTTTTTTGAACTTGCGTTCGTGGACGGCCACGGAGTCGAACCGTGGTCCCGGTCTTTGCCGCGCACACATGACCTACGCGATCTCGACTGGGGGCAACCTGCACCGCCCGTGACGCCGGCCCGAATAGTAAACGCTGGTAGCAGGCCGACGCCGGTTCAAGAAAACTGACACCGTATCTGTCAGTTGTTTTTTCAGTTATCACGTGGGTTACCGGTTTTCCTTCCGCTTGGCCGGCCGGTTTTCCACGCCGTCCGGCAAGACTGTTATTCGACGCCCGCCTCGCTCAAAACGAGGCACAGGAGTCGCAGGGGAACGCACCCGAAGCCCATGAGCGCGGCCAAACCGTTGCCGATGGGGTGCGCGCACCCCATGTGGGACAGCATCCATCCGATGCACGCCGCGCACACGACGCTCCAGAACACGAGACGGCGCATGAAGCCGCGGGACGGTTCGCCCGGTTCCGGCTTACGGTAGCCGCTGAAATGACGGCCATACTCTTCGACAGACATCACGCCGCCTCCTTGTCGGCGAGCGCTATGAATGAGTCAGGGAGCATTGTCATCGGTTCAACACGCAGACAATCCGCATAAACGGCAATCTGACCAATGGAAATGGAGGCTTTCCCGCTGAGCTGTCGACGAAGGGTCACATAGGGTGTCCCTGATTGGTCAGAAAGCCACTTAACGGAGCGCTTCGCGGCTTCCAGTGCGACTGCAATTTTATTTGCCACCTGTTTTGTGGTGCTTTCTTGATTAACCATATGGTTAATGTAAGCACCATTTGGATAGTTAGTCAAGTTAGTTTTTAATCTATATGGTTAATTTCCTCCCCGATATGTGTTATTCTTTATCCATGACCGAATATGGAGATCAATTTGCCGAAGCCATCGCAGAAGAGCTTCGAGCCCAAAAAGCCCGCATGGGAAAAACCAACGATGACATCGCAGAAGAAGTCGGACTGAGTCCCGTCACCGTTCTTCGCTATCTAAAAGGACAAAGACAAATTCCCATCGATGTGTTTGGAGATCTATGCAAAGCGCTCGGAGCAAACGCCGCCGACATAACCCGCATCGCCTACGAGAAAGCGCAAACGGCATCGCGGATAGCGGAGACAAAACGTCTGGCACACAAGAGCGATGTCAGCCTTGCGGCTTACGGAGCAGAGGGAAAGGACTATTACATGAACCACGATGGAGAAGCATCGGCATGAAACGCCTTATTCCGTTCGACACGCACATGAACTATGGCCCCATGCGTATGGCGATTTATTCGAGCGGAATAGATGTCACCGTAGAAAGCGACATCTTAGACAATATGTGGGGTTGCTACTCAGAAGCAAACCGCGTCATTCTCATAGACAGAAGACTTACATACACCGCAAAAAAAAGCGTGCTCATACACGAACTCGTCCATTGGCTGCACGCCGACTACCAATGCGGAATGCACGAGCAACGTACCAGATTGGAGGCCGCGCGGCTCCTAGTAGATTCGCAAAAATACCGTCAAGCAGAACAAACATACGGAGGAACGCCTTGGCTCATAGCCTCGGAGCTCGACCTGACCATACAAACCATCACCGATTATCAGCAATGCCTACATGACTTTGCAGTAATCGCGCCTGAGAGGAGGTGTCTGATTGGAACACAAGCATGATGGAGTAATAAGGGCTGCCGTTCCCGTCGTTGGACAGTTTCTTTTCGACTCGGGCCAGTGCGTTCTGACCGGCGTGGCGCACCAGCTCTCCATAGACCATCTTCCGCGCGTCGAACTCAAACAGAGCCGCTCCGTCGTGGAAGATGCCGACATGCGGTTTGGCGTAGGAGCCCTTAGGCGTTGGAATCATGTCCAGGGACACCTCGATGTCAATGAAGCCCCTGCCGGACAACAGACTGTCCGCCATCGCGTTCGGTTTATAATCGCTGGCTTTAATGGAATCAACATCGTCCACGCTGTCCCATTTTCCGGCACCAATCATGGACGCTATGATCCGTTCGCTACGGCTTCTTCGTGTGGAGGGTGCGAGAGCCTTGATCGATTTGATGGTCGGTTCGTACCATTCATGCCAGACGCAGCTGATGGTGCGTGCGTGGACGTCATCAAGATAGGCGCAGAGCCTGTCATTCGGAATCACGCCGAACGGTGCGCCGTTGTAGGAAAGCACATAGCCGTTGCCGTTACCGCCTCCGAGGACATAGCCGAGATCCCTGTTTCCATGGAAAGGCACGTTCATCCTGCGTCGAATGATTTCAGCGGTGAATATCCTGTCTCGCGGAATATTCGCCACAACCGGCTCGTTGTAGTTGTAGACGAGGTATTCGACTGTTCCGGCAACATGGGACTCAGCTGGAGCGGGAATCGTGTCCGGCGATTTTCTTTGCACCGTGGACCCGTCAACTGGAGTGCGAGAGACGGCTGGATCACCTCCTCTCTTGTCGAAGCGATGTTTATATGCGAACATGCCGATAAAGATGAAGAACGCTGTGAAGATGAGCATAGGCCAAGCGCCGACAAAAACGAACAGCGCGCAGAACGCGCCCGCCGTATAGCACAGAACGGACAGAACTGTCATTATGACAGATTGCGCTGTGGTCTTCTTCGTCCCATGTTTACCCATACCTTGATTCTACGAGCCGGGGAGACGTATGCGTTAATCGCTTAGATAAAAATATTGCCCTGCCGGCGTTGCAGCGCCAACAGGGCGGTTGAAGAATCCAGCTAGTTCAAGAAAGGAGGACGCTTCGCCTCTCATCCTACACGGGGCGAAGCATACCTGAAAATGCTATTTGGAATTACGACCGAACAGGAAACCCAACGACAAGGCCGACAAGAGAGCGAACACGTCTTGGGCTTTGGCGAGCGCGTCGGAAGAACCGGAGTACTGTGCTGCGGCGAACAACGCGACCAGCGCAAGACACGAAAAAATCACAACGATAATCCACACGTCACGCATGACGGAACCCTTCATCTTGAAACATCAGAGTCCTTCGAGCGTCGGCTGCGGCTGCACCGGGATATGGTCGTAGACCTTGAGGATACGACGGTCACCGGTCTTGAGCTGTCCGTCCTGCACATACTGTTCCGTCTGAAGGTCAACGCGCAGCAGGTCATCGTTGTAAAACGGCTCCTGATGGTTTCGCCAACGGTTCAGGAATGCCTTGTCAAGGATTTCGCACCAAAACGTCTCATCACCCTTGCGGAACTTCCATTTGACAGAACGGGACTGAATCGTGTCGATCTGCAAGGTCGTGGTCTCGATGGACGGATCTATCGGCTGCTCGGACACCCTGGCCTCGATCATAGCCGTGGATGCCTGGGCGTCGATAATTTCCCTGCTGTTCGAATCATGGTGGATAAACCGTATTGGGTCGTATCCCTCCAACGTTGCCGGCTGGGAGGCCGCACCGAGGCTGTTGATGATCTTGCCGTCACGGGACGCCTTGTATGCATCGCGCCCAACATCAAGATTCAGCGGCCCGAGACTCAACTTCACCCGAGTGGACGTCTGCTCGATGACCTCATGAGGCCCCGGTTTGATGTCGCCGGTCTGCTGGAAACGCGCGAGCAGAATCTTGATTACCTCCATGAGACCGGAGGCGAGCTGCACCACGTCGGACGGGTTCATTCCCTGTCCGAGACTGACCATTGTGCCGAGCAGTTGCAGAACCACGTCGAACGAGCCGGCGCGAGTGGCCGTAATCTTCACATCAAGGTCCAGGAATGGATAGTTGAGTTCTTTATACCGGTCAATCGCATCGGAGAAGCCGAGGAGCGCCGGAGCAAGGTCTCGCACGCTCATGGAATGGGCTTCGACTGCTGGGCCGGAGAAATAAACCTCCATGGAGGTCGAGTCACTGTTTTTCGGTTCGGCGTCTGCGGCCTTATGTCTCATGGCGAACATGACCATATTCTACCGCGCGAACAAGAGGTGATCTGAATGGCGAACGTCACCAGATACAAGACATCCAAAGGCGAGACCCGCTATCGCGTGAGGTACCGCAAGCCGGACGGCACCCAGACCGACAAGCGCGGATTCCGCCGCAAGATAGACGCGGAGAACTGGGCGGCGGAGCACGTCACCATCGCCAAGGCCACCAACAGCTATGTTGACCCGCAGGGCGGATTGAAACGCTTCGGCGACCTATACGAGCAGTGGCTCGCCATCAAGAAACCGTTCTGGAAACCATCGCAGCTCGAAAGCACGGAAGCCTCATGGCGCACCCACGTACAGCCCAAATGGGAGAACCGGCGAATAGGCGAGATCAGCCAGACGGAACTACAGGAATGGGTAAGCGACCTCACCTCGCGTCGCTCCGCCAGCGTCGTGCTGCGCGCCAAGGGTATCGTCAACGGCGTGCTCAAACAAGCCGTGAAGGACAAGCTCATCGCCGAGAACCCATGCGAGGGACTTGAACTGCCCCGCAAGCCCAAACGCAAGGAACGGCGCATCTATCTCACAATCCCGAAGCTCGTGGCATTCGCCGACGAATGCGCGAACGCCATAAATATAGGAGACGAACGACGTGCCCTGGTATTGCTGCTCGGCTTCTGCGGTCTCAGATGGGGAGAGGCGTCCGACCTGCGCAAGGAGGACGTGAACTTGGAGAAAAGGTCTCTGCGAATATGCCGCAGCATCGTCTGGGTCAACGGCAGGCCCGTCGAAGGCACGCCGAAATCATACGAGATGCGCACCCTCTACATGCCGGGTATCGTCGCCGACGCATTGGCCCCGATACTCAAGCGCAGAAAGCGCGGTGAACGCGTGTTCTCCGACCCGTCCGGCTGCCCCATCCGTGAGCAGTCGGCGAGCACCGCGAAGGGTAATCGCACGTGGTGGCCGAGTGCGTTGAAGCGATTGGGGTGGGATACGGACGATTGGCCGAGTCCTCATGACCTGCGGCATACGGCGGCGAGCATAGCGGTGCACGCGGGGGCGAACGTCAAGGGTTTGCAGCGGATGCTGGGCCATGCGAGCGCGAGCATGACGCTGGACGTGTACGCGGATCTATTCGATTCCGACCTGTTGGACGTCACGCGCATGGTGGACGCGGCGGTTTCGGTGGAATGTGGGCAAAATGTGGGCAAGGCGGCGCGGGAAACGGTGAAAGTGGCCTGA